AAGTTTGTAGGTGAATATGCTGTTGTAAGTTTATTTTTTTCAAATGGTAAACCTAAACCTACATTATCACTATTAGGTGTAATTTCTTCTTCTACATCTTGAGACGTACCAGCACCAAATTGAATTTCTAAAGAACCACTATTAATGAAACGAGCAGCAAATCTACGTTGTGTTTGCTTTAATTGTAGTAAATAAGGTGATAAACCTTCATTAGTATAATTATTAGGATCGTTTGGATTGGTATTACGAATCGAGTCATATACCATTTCCTCAGCTAAATAAGGTACTTCATACCATACATTACCATCAGAATCTACTATGTCTAAAATACCTACAATATTAGGAGCATTTATAGTAGTTGTAAAAAACTCTTGTGGGGTTGAACCAGCACTAATGGTTGTAGTGTTGATTGTTGATGAAATAGCGTTTCTTGTCTTTTTAAGTAAGTATGTTGTTGGATTATTACTAGCATCTACAGTATAAACTGTTACTTCTGTAGAGTTTTGAGAACTAGAAACTGTAAAATCAATTGGGTCTTCTGTTAAAAAATTGACATTAGCATTAGATAATGAATTAACTTGAACATTTTCTCCTATTAATAAGGCATAATTATAATCTGGTTGGTAAATAGATGGACCTGCTGATAAAGCTGGGACTGTTTGGTAAAAATCTAAATCTACAGTAGCAACCCCTGTTACTTGAGGTTTATACCCCATAACATATGCTAAATCAAATAAATTTTCAAATTTACGAGCAAATTGGGTATAAGTTTCTTGGGTTTGATTATCTTGATAAAATGATAATATATCACCAATATAAGATGACATTTCCATAAACATCATACCTGGGGATGCTTCACTAAAATCTGTATAAGTTGTTGGAAAATATGTTTTAGAATAATTAATTAATGCCGATCTAAAATCAGAAAAATCTTTATTTACATATTTTATATCTCTTGCTTGTGCCATTATCCAAAGTTAATTTCTATGTTATCTGATACCCCTTGTTGGGGTATTGAGTATTTTATTACTACTGTAACTGTATTGGTAGATTCATTTCCTAATACATTAATTCTATCTAATTGTACAGATGGGAATTGAGATGATAATTTTGAGCTAATATGATCTTCAATTCCTTCAAATGTATCATTAGCAATTTGTTCAAATAAAAAGCTTCTTAAGCCCCCACCAAAAAGAGGATTGTCAATTCTTTCCCCAGGTTCTGTTAAAAAATAATTAATTATATTGTTTTTTATAGCACTTAGGCTAGTATAATTACTTATAAAACATTGGGGGTTTGAAAAAGGTAGATTAACCCCTACTCCAACATTAGGTTGAAAGTCAGTAGTTGGTATTATACGAGGGTTAAATGCCATTATTTACCTTTCATTAAACCCATGATTTGATCTAAACCAACATTACCTGCTGGAAGTGGGCCGTTTGTTGTATCCATTCCTGGTTGTACTTGTAAAGAATTTCCTATACCTTGAGCATTAGCTGAAGTAAAGGACATGGTATCTTCACCACGCTTCATTCCATCTAAAACTCCCATCATATTTTCTCTTAATTTTACTTTATCATCGTCAGGTAAAGCATGGGAGGATGATGGAACTGGGATTGTTCCTGTTACTACAGTTTTAGGTGAACGGACAGCTTCTAGAAGAATTTCTTTTAATTCCTCTTGGATAACTTCTCGTACTGATTCTTTAATGAGTTTTTTAAATTCTGTCGCTTTCATGGTTATAAATATGTAAATTTAGTAGGATTTTAAATCATCCCTATCAATAATAAATTTAAGTTCATCGATTAGTACTTGAGGGTTGGAGGCAAATGAAGATTCTGTTGATATTAATATAATACCCGATCTATTTTTACCTACTGCTCTATTTTTATTTACTGTATCTGTAAATGGTATGGTTTCTATTTCTAATATAAATCCTTTATACGTAGCTAATTTAACAGGTATCTCAGCTACTAATTCATTATCATATACAGTGTTAATTGAGTCTGAGATACCTGTTAAATTAGCATTTGGGTCACATAATGTAATTAAAATATCTAATCTATCTAACAGATCTACACACCTTACAATAGTTGATTGCACTGTAGCAAATGCAGGAGATACTTGAGCTGCTGTAATTTTAAGAGGTGGAATGTTTGGAGTACCATCTTGTTTAAAAGTTATAGTATCTGCGATAGTACTTAAATCGTTAACAGAGGCAACAATAGCACCTGGGATTAATGGGATTGCTTTTGCAGCTTGATTAATTGAAAAACTAGCTCCCCTTAATATTTTAATGAGTGTTTCTAAAATCTCAGCAAATGAAGCTCCAAAATTAACACTAATAGTTAATGTATCTAATATTCTACCTGTGTTGTTTAGATAGTCTACAGCATTATTTCGTTTTGCTATAATTTGGGGTAATTGAACATTACAAAATTCTTCTTTAAGTTGTTCTCTTAATTCATCTATATTATCGCTTTCCTCTTCTAAAGCTGCCTCTAGTTTATCTATACCATATTCTTTAATAAGATTAAACGCTAATGGTATAACAAATTTAGATAATTTTTGACTTTGTTTTAGGATTAATGAACCTAATCTTTGTAATCCTGTAGGTTTTGAATCTTCAGTAACTGCATTGTTAATGCCATCTATATCAGTAGATGTTAATTCAGACTGTTCAACACTTTCTTTTTTAAGTTGTTCTTTTATTTTCCTTTGTTTTACAACCTCTTTAGGTTCTTTAGCTGTTACAGTAACTTCATTTAATATGGTTCGTGTTGAATTAGTATATCCTACTATTCTTCCAGTATTATTGTCAGGATTGTAATCTTCAACCTCAAATGTATAATTAGTTTGTTTTATATTACTACCCTCTAGGATACGATTCCAATTAAATAATTCCTGTTCAGCCGTAGCAATAGGATCATTTGAAAAAAATAATCTAATAAGTGAATCTGATATGTTAGGATATCTTAATGTAATTTGTTGAGCCATTATACAGTCTTAGTAGTTTGAGATAATATATTAGATAATTCTGCTTTATAACCTCCTATTTTATTATTTATAGCTTGTGCTATTAAATTAGTAGGTGCAACTGGAGAACCGACTGGAACACCTAATTGATTTTGAAGAGCACCTGTTAGGTATTCAAAATCAGTTAATATTTTTGATAAAAGATCTACTAAGTCATCTCCCAATACTACAGGTTGAGATGTTTCAACACCACCTAAATATAATTCAGGTGTTTGTATTACTGTTTTAGTACGAGCGTCTATATTAACAGATTCGACTGTATTTAAATTAATTGATTTAGCTGATGATAGTAATATATGATCTGAAGTAGAATTAAATAATAATCTACCAGAATTTAGAATTATTTGTTCACCATTATATTGGGTAGGTGTTGTAGGGGGAGTATCATAAGATAAATAATCGTTTTGAGATGATACTTCAATTGGGATTTGCTGTGTTGATGTAAAATAAGCAGATGAACCATCTAAATTAATATCTTCTGTAATAGAATTAAATAGAGGTTGTTCTGTGTGTTTTTTATTAGTTAAAATAGTAATAGGATCACCAATACTTCCTGTAGTAGACCAATTATTTTGAACTGTTACAATTTCATTGGGTACTGTATTACCAAATCTAAGTGAATTACCAAATCTACCATCTACAATATAATCACCCTCATATGGAAAAGTAGGATTTGGAATATTATCTTCATTAAAATACAACCCAGGTTTAAATGTTGTATTTGATGTAGGTAAGGATCTATTTGGATTACCAGTTTCTTCAACTTCTTGATAACTTTTACCTTGACTATTTGGAGTTACTTTAGTTGTAGGATATGGTATGGGATTTGCTTGATTATTGTTCCAAAGATTTAAAGGAGATATATAATAAAAAGTTAAATTATTAAAATTATTTTTATATCCCTTATTGGCTAAACCTATAACTAATACAGTTTCATTAGTTAGTGGATAATTTTTTAAATTAGGAAAAAAAGGTAATACACCTAATATTATATCACTTCCACCTAGTTGTACTTCTTGTAATAATTGAATGGTAGCATAACCGTTTGTAGGAGTACCCGACTGGTCGATTTCTATAATACGAGCAGATAAGACTTTTCCTTCAAGTTTTTTAATTAAATCCTGATTTGTAGAGGTATTATTATTACCTTGACTTTTATATTGAGCCTGACCTGATTTAAGGGTTTTTGCCATTGTTACTTGGTTTGAAGTTTTTCCATTTCCTCAAGTAGTTGTTGTTTTTCATCATCACTAATACCTAAACCACCTTCTTCGGATGTAGAGTTTAAAGCACGTTGTACTAACGTAGCCATTTTAATCAGTGCTTCATCATTTTTAACACCGATTTCCATGTATTCTTTAATCAAAGGTACAATAAGTGTAGCGTCACCAATGTCAGTAACCATCGGTTTTAATTCGGATATAAGCGCGGTAACTTGTGATTCGCGGCGTTTTTGGTTATTGTAAATTTCCTCGAGTAAATCGGAGAATTTTTTAGTACCAAATACTGTTTTTTCGAATTGTTGACTCATATTTATAGTGTTTGTTCATGTATAAATATAACCTTATTCGAATTCTACATATCCGTTTTCAAGATAAAAAATGTAGTTACTTTTAAATATAACATACAATTGATTAGCTATTTTAGTAATTT